CCTACGATAACTGCTACTGGTCCAAACACGATTAACCCAACCAGGGCTATTGAAGCGATCCATACCCGTCTCAAAGACTTCTGTGCCTGTTTCATTAAACTTCCTTTCTAGTAATTGCTGGATATTAATCAGCGTATCCCAAACTTTACTTTGCATCTACTACACTCATCATGTCTTGAAAAAATTCAGTAGCATATTGAAAGCAAACACGAGCTTCGTCTGCCAGACTATCATCTAATTTTTGTCTAAGTATATTTTTGATTTGATCAGTGTCACCATCGAATTGATAATACTTACCGTTTCCTGGAACACGTTTGGCTATCATTTGTCCGCCGCTTAGGTCTCCAAAGTGCCTAACATATAAGTGTGCCAACAACTTTTTAGGATCATCTTTAATCGACATTACATATTTGATGTAACGATCGGTTGAAGGTAATATGTTGGGACGACTGTTTTTGTCTTCCCATAATTCTTCAAAATCTGAAAAAATATTTGGACTTCTTCGAATTGTAGGATAATCGTTTAGAAGCCCGTGCATCATAGCGCAGGCTTCTAATACGTCATACATTCTGTGTTGATTAAAAAGATAGATAGCATAAATCTTTGGATCTATCTTGCCAGAAAATAATACCTTGACAAAAGGTTGTGTCTCGGCTGTTCTGTGCTGTTCGTGTGTGAGCTCTTTTAAACTCATTCTTCCTCCATTTTGATTTGCAGAGGAAATCCATTTGAACGAGCAAGGTTTACAGTTTCTACAGATTTTACTTCAGCAATCTCATAGCTATAAACGCCAGCAATTCCGCTGCCTTCTGTATGTATCTTTATTGTGATATCTTTAGCTGTTTCTTGAGTGTGTCTAAAGATTTCAGTAAGTACTCCAATTACAAAATCCATCGGAGTATGATCGTCATTTAATAGAATAACCTTCCATTTTTTAGGTTCTTCAATTTTTTGTTTGATTTTTTCGTCTAATACGATATCAGTAGCTGCCATTTTATTTCTCCATGGAAGTGAGGGAAGTTTCCTTCCCTCTATTATATTACTTAACCTCTACAACGTCAATGATACGTGCCTTCTTTTCTTCCGGAATCACATACTCAAGATTGATTGTGAGTACACCGTCTCGAATTTCAGCACCCTTGACTACCATATGCTCAGCAAGTTGCCAGCTAGGGTATCGTCAGTTTTAATAACGTTATGGGGTGGATAATTAGTTGCTAGTTGATTAGCAAATCTATGTTCGAAAGTATCAAACATTCGATCAAAGCCAACTAGAGCCTTGGCTAGGCTTTGTGTGTCAAATCTTGTTAATGTTGTCATTTTAAGTTCTCCTTTAATAAGCAAGAATTGTTAGGGGCCTCACCTGAGCACCCCTTAATATAATAACTGTGTCTGTGTTAAACTGGATCTTTAACTTCTTTAACTTCAGCTTCAGTAAAGCCATCGTCAACTTTTGGTTCGTTGGCTTTGGCGGCTTTGGCTTTTTGTACTGGTTCGGTGGCAGCAATAAGGTCGCTGATTTTTTGAGTAATCTTATCCTTATCGTTTTCCAAAACAGCAGTTTCAAGATCTGTGATAGCAGTCTCAATTTTGTCTTTTTCTTCTTGACTAATTGCATCTGCTACTTCAGTCATATCCTTACGGATACTATGAATCTGTGCATCTACCATATTACGTGTTTCAATTTCTTCACGCTTTTTCTTGTCGTCTTCAGCATTAGTCTCAGCTTCTTGAATCATACGATCAATTTCTTCTTTGCTAAGTCCGCTGTCACTCTTGATAGTGATCTTGTTTTCTTTTCCAGTGTTCTTGTCCTTAGCACTGACATGCATAATGCCGTTGGCATCGATGTCGAGACTAACTTCAATCTGTGGCATGCCTCGAGGTGCTGGCGCAATTCCTTCTAAGTTGAATTCGCCTAACAGCTTGTTATGCTGAACTAGTTCACGCTCACCTTGGAATACTTTAATTGTAACAGCTGGTTGATTGTCATCAGCTGTTGAAAAGGTTTGACTATGTTTTGTAGGAATAGTTGTATTCTTGTTGATTAACTTGGCCATAATGCCGCCCATAGTTTCAATACCTAAGCTTAATGGTGTAACATCTAACAACAGAACATCGCTACGGTCACCAGCTAGAACAGCACCCTGAATTGCCGCACCTGCTGCCACTGCTTCATCTGGATTAACATCCTTGCGGGGTGCCTTGCCAAACAATTGCTCAACAGCTTCTTGTACTTTAGGCATACGAGTCATACCGCCTACAAGGATAACTTCGTCTATATCGTCAGCAGTTACTTTAGCATCTAACATAGCAACCTTACATGGCTTAATACTACGCTGGATTAATTCGTCTACAAGGCTTTCTAACTTAGCACGAGTAAGTTTAACTACAAGGTGCTTAGGACCGCTAGCGTCTGCTGTAATGTAAGGCAAGTTAACATCTGTTTGAGCACTGCTTGACAGTTCGATTTTTGCTTTCTCAGCGGCATCTTTAAGACGTTGTAATGCTAGCATGTCTTTGGTAAGATCGATGCCTTGTTCTTTCTTGAATTCTTCTACTAAGAAATCCATAATGCGTTGATCAAAGTCTTCACCACCTAAGAATGTGTCACCGTTTGTAGACAATACTTCAATTTGTTTGTCGCCATCAACGTTGGCAATTTCAATAATTGATACGTCAAATGTGCCACCACCTAGGTCATACACCGCAATCTTACGATCTTTCTTGTCTGTTTTGTCTACACCATAGGCTAAAGCGGCTGCGGTTGGTTCGTTAATAATACGCAATACTTCAAGACCAGAAATTTGTCCTGCATCCTTAGTTGCTTGACGTTGTTGATCATTAAAGTAAGCAGGAACTGTAATTACAGCTTGTGTAACTTCATGACCGAGATAGTCCTCAGCAGTCTTTTTCATTTTGCGAAGAACTTCTGCCGAAATCTGTGGAGGAGCTAATTCTTTGCCGTTAGCACGAACCCATGCATCGCCGTTTTTAGCTTCCATAATCTCGTATGGCATAAGATCAATATCTTTTTGCACAGCCTGTTCTTTGAACTTTCGTCCAATTAGTCGCTTACTTGCGTAGATAGTGTTTTTGGGGTTTGTTACTGCTTGACGTTTTGCTGAAGCTCCTACAAGGATTTCTTCATTTGCGTAAGCTACAATACTTGGAGTTGTACGTGCGCCTTCAGAGTTTTCAATTACTTTAGTTGTGCCATTTTCAATAATGGCTACGCACGAATTTGTTGTACCTAAATCGATACCGATTACTTTGCTCATATATTTCTCCTTAAAAAGCAAGATAGTTTTGGGCTCATGCCCCTTGTAAAACCCGAAGCGTTTTACAAATTTATTTATCTCAGAAAAACGTCGTTTATTTGTCTATTGACGCGGATAAATGTTGTACACTTAGATAATTGTTTTAAACTAGCTGCCCCAACGTAAGTGCAAGTTGAGCGTAGACCGCCTAAAATATCTAATACTGTATCTTTTACAGGACCTCTGTAAGGAACCTGTACAGTGCGACCCTCTGAGCTGCGATAATTGGCAACACCACCGTGATGCTTGTTCATAGCAGTGTCTGAGCTCATACCATAAAATTCTACAAACTGTTCTTTGGTAGCACAAAACTCATAAGTGTCACGGCCGCTGATAAATTGCTCACCTTTAGGATTAAAGTATTTGGTCACCACTTGACCACCACCTTCATCATGGCCGGCAAACATACCGCCTAGCATTACAAAGTCTGCACCAGCACCAAAAGCTTTTGCAATGTCACCGGGGCAAGTGCAACCACCGTCAGCAATAATGTGAGCACCGAGACCGTGAGCCGCATCTGCACATTCGATGATAGCTGAGAGTTGAGGATACCCAACACCAGTTTGTACACGAGTAGTACATACACTGCCAGGACCAATACCAACTTTAACGATATCTGCTCCACGTAAAATTAACTCCTGTGTCATATCTGCGGTAACAACGTTACCTGCAATAATTGTACAATGAGGAAATGTTTGACGTACTTTTTGTACATAGTCGCCAAACCGTTCTTGATATCCGTTAGCTACATCAATACAAATAAAATGTATCTCTGGATAGGCATTTATAATTCTTCGCAGTTTTAAAAAATCACTATCACTAGTACCTGTGCTAACAGCAAAATAATTACCGCCAAGCTCTTGTGCTAAATCGCATAAGTCATCTTCATTGTATGACTTAATCAAGCAGGTAAACATACGATGATCCCATAATGCTTTTGCCATTTCAAGTGTGCCAACACCATCCATATTAGCTGCCATTACAGGAATTCCTGTCCATTCTGTACCGCTGTGTTTGAACTTATAAGTTCTAGCTAGTTCAACATCTTTACGAGTAGACAGTGTTGAACGCTTAGGACGAATTAATACGTCTTTAAAATCTAATTTGATTTCGTCTTCAATTCTCATCTTGCTAATGGGTTAAAAAGTTGACCATCAATGCCGCTAGCAGTCCTTAACTTCTTGTAAGTATTTTGAACACCTACTGCTTGATTCCATGCGTCTTCGAGAGCATGGTGTTTGAGTACCGGAGGTCTTTCTGGATTAATTCCAATGTCGAACAAAGTTCTAGTACAACGAACTTGCCAGTAAGTCCACGGTACTGCTTTTTGTAGTTTCTTAAAAACATTTTCGCAAATCACAATATCAAAAGCTGCACCGTGACTCCATACACGTTTAGCACCCCAACAAAAACTGTAAAGTTGATTCATTGCTTCTCTAATATGAATTCTACCATCAGTACTGAATGCTTCTTCTTGTGCTTCTTTACTTTGGCGACTCCACCAATCGATAGTATCGTTACTAACGTCAAGCTTTAGCTCGTTACAGCTATCCAGATCTACTCTTACATAGAACTTTTCACTGCTGGGTTCTTTAATGTCGTCACCAAACGGATCAAATTTAACTGCTCCGATAGTGAGAATAGTTGCGTTAGGACCAGTATCTAACGTTTCGAGGTCAATCATAATGTCTGTATTCATTCTTATATTATACAGTAATTATGAATGCGTGTCAATACATTTTTTTAGGTAATTGTTCTTTTTCCATCTTTTTTTGGTAGCGAGCTACCGCAGCCGCTTTTTTACGTTTACGTTCTGTAGTGGGCTTTTCATAAAACTCTGTCTTTTGAAGTGTTTTGAGCACTCCGGAGTCTTCTACTTTATTTTTGAAACGGCGTAAGGCACGATGAACGTCCTCGCCTTCTTTTAAAATAACTGCTGTGCCTTTAATCTTCTGTTGCATCATCTTCCTCGTCATCTTCCTTTAGTGTATCTAGTATCCAGTCTAGATTATATATTCTGTTTCTACTGATTAAATTGTATGGAGTGTTTTCGTCACTAGTTAAGTAATGTACATTTGGTTGTGCCAACATAAAACTTACAAATGATTTAGTAACTGCATCGCAATTATCGATATCAATAATAATTATGTCAGCTTGTTGACATACACTTAACATCCATTCAGTATTTGTTTCGTCTGTATCAAAAATATAAACATTGATATCTTCGTCAACTTGACTAAGCAATTGTTGAAAGTGCATTTTAACTTTAACACTAGGCTTAATCAGTAAAATCCCCGGATTTAAATTAAACAACTTATCCGGGGGAGTAATTAAATTAATTTTACCAAGATTCATAAATTTACTTATTCTTATTAATTCTCTGCCACAATGATTTAGAATCTTGTTCAGCATTTTGAATGTAGGTTAATCCTTTGTCTTCTTGACTTGATGATTGTCTTCCTTGACTATGTACTTGCTCTTTTTTTTTGATTCGTCTTCCCAGGGTAACTTATCAATTCTACCTACATCTTTAAGATATTCTTGTTGCTTAATAGTCGAATCAGGATGATTTTCCTTCCAGCGGCGTCTAGCCTCTTTCTCTTCATCGCTTAACTCTATATCATCATTCAAATCCTTATCTAGTTGGGCATCAATTTCTTCATTAGTAATTGGTTTAAGTTCTTCCTGTGTTGGTTCTTCAATTTTACCAACTAACGGTGGTTGAAACATCCATCCGGGCGGATATTTAAAACCTTCACGCAAATATGGATGTGTGTCAGGATGATGAGTTGTGAGGTTTTCTTTTGGGGTTATCTCATCGTATGTAGGAAACGGCCATACTGCATCTTTATCTTCTTGTTCAGCTAGATAACTTTTTGGGCCGTCGAATACATCACATTCTTTATTTGGACAATACACGCCAATGCCAGGTGCGTCTAACATTGACGTTCCGCATTTTGGGCAAGGTTCACGCACTCCGTCATCTTCTAGTTCGTCAGGTGTAGGTTTTTCTCCTACATCGGCGACATAGTAAGGTGGATGTTCTTCTTCTTGTTTTTTAAACCATTGAAAACTATATTGACTGGCCAACAACATAATAACAGCCAACGGATCAAATACAACAACAATCATAATGATGACCCAGGTTACTGCTTTTTCTAAAAGATTAGCATCGGGATTATCACCGTAGATAAGTTTAGCTATGTACTTGATCGGTCCAACTTCTGCTTCAACTTTACGGACTTCGGCAGCAATGGGTGATCGTTCTTCGGTAAGTTTACTAATGTTGCTCTGTGCAGTAGCAATATCTTTTTGGAGTCTAGCTCGCTCTGCTTGTTGTTGGCGCCTAATTTGTACAGCTCGTTCTGCTCCTCTTTCCGAATCAGTGCGAGACATAGTTTGGTCCACAGCTTCGTCCATTTGTTTAAGAGCACGTCTTGAAGCATCTATGTTCTCCCTTTCAGTCTTAATCTTTTCGTCGTAAAGAGCAATCTTACTTTGAACATCACCACTGACTAAACTTTGATCAGTGTGAGCCTTTGACAAGTAACCAAAGATACCCATCGATGTAATAAACATTAATAGGGCAATGGCCGCGAGCAAATAGGCCTTGATTGCTCGAGGAGCAACAAACCAGTTCTGTTTTAACCATACAGTCGCTACCAGCTTGCTAATTTCTAGAACTGCACCCATTATAATAATAGGAACAACTGCGGCGGCAAAAATACTAACCAATCCAGCTACAGAGTAATAGATTGCTACAGCACTTAATGACAGACCACAAATTAGTGTAAGCCAGGCGATAAATTTATCAGCCAACGTAATTTTCATAACAAATATTTATGGAAAAAAAACTCCTATAATAATACCTTACTATAGGAACTTTGCTTTATTTGAAAATGATCAATGCACAAAGCATAGCCTGTACAAAGAATCCAAATCCAATAGTAATAATATTAAGCAGATCTTTGGCAATAACGCTTCTTACAAAGAAAAAGAACAACCCTAGCCAAATTAATCCAACTAGATCAACTGGCGGTAATTTTTCTGTAAGTCCAGTTAGTACAGCCACTAATGTAGGAATAGTAGCCATATGCACTAAAATTACAGCAATCCAACCTAATGTTTCTGCACTAAGATGTCCAATATTCTCACGAATACTGTCAGCCATTCTTTTAACATTTACTAATTCACGCAATGATGCAAAAGTCATACTATCTCCTTATCTATAAAAAATATGTCCGCCAATTACTGCTACCTTCTCACGATCCCATTTTGGGTTAATATGTTTAGCGTGAAAATATAACGCCTTAGTTAGGCTAGGTAGTCGAAACCCTTCTAACAAAACTTGTCTAGCTACAATTTCGCTTTCACGATAAGCGGCTGTATGCGTAGGCGGTATTTTGGCAGGTCCTTCACAGTACCAACTAAACTGACAAAGAACTTTGTCATAGACTATGTTCTTTTGATAAACCACTTTACATAGGTCGTTAGGAAACAAACCACTTTCCATTCGATTAATAGTTACCTGTGCTACTGCAACTTTTCCTTCAAAAGGTTCACCTTTTGCTTCATAGTAGATATTACGAGCAAGACATTCTAACTGCTTGTTACGAACTTCTGCGGTAACAGCACTCATTTTGATATTAATTTCCTTGCTACCATCTAACTTAAATTTTACTACCTTGTAGCCAATCCATCCAGCAACAGCTAGACCGAGGCAGACAAGAACAACTTTGATTATAGTGCGTATCATTTTTCCTCCTTTACGCGGGATGTTAAAAATATTATCGACGCATGTTGGCAATGTCTCTTGCTTCGTCATCTGTAAAGATGGGAACTGCATTGCTTTTATGCATAGTACCAATACCTTTAATCTTAGTACCGGTGTAGACCTTAGGTGCTGCCTTGATAGCAGGACTCATGTCTGCACCACCATTTAGGCTAGGGATTTTAGGACCAGTGTCACGCCTATATACTGTATTAGGAGTCGACCAAGTAGGTGCAGACATAGCTTGCTTTCGCTTGCGATCTTCTGCTTCTAATCCCCATTTTTTCTGGAGCTCTTTCCAACTTTGTTCCAAATCTCTAGCCTTCCTTGCTTCTTCAGCATTTCTAAACTTTGGTTTACCTTTACGCTTACCTGTAGTACTTAACCACGGGCCTTCGAGATGCATACTCATAGAATTCATACCGATAGTAATGGACACCAGTATATTATATACTCTATTTTGGCAAAAGTCTAGTCTTTATATAGTGAATTTGCCACAATTTGGAGCATTTCTTCGTGATCTACACTACTAAGACGGTCGCCTAAGTCCATTACAGCATCTTCAGCATCTTCCCAATCTTTGATTCCGATTATTTCAATAATTTCTTTGCGACTTACATCTTCGCCACGCATGTGACATACCCAAAGCACAGTGACAAATGCTAATCCAAAAACTTTATCATCATCCCAAACACCGTTCTGTTCACACCAGTCAACAGTTCGACGTAGATAATAATCAATGTCTTCAACTCTATGCTCTAGTTGAGCAATCCATTCTTTAGTATCGTCTCTAGACCAAAAATTCATACTCTAAAACTTTCGCCACATCCACAACGATCTTTTTCGTTTGGATTTCGGAATTCGAATCCTTCATTGAGACCATTGCGGACCCAATCCATTTCTAATCCAGTAATGTAAGCTATACTTTTGCCGTCTACATAAACATGTACACCGCTGGATTCAAAAATACAATCGCCTTCAAATACTTTGTCTACATATTCAAGAACATAGGCAAGCCCTGAGCAGCCTGTAGTTTTAACACCTATCCGAATACCTAGTCCCTTGCCTCTACGTTCTAATTGTTTTTTTATCTTTTCTGCTGCTGTAGGTGTTAAAGTTAACATTTTGCCAAAGGAATAAAATTGTGCATTATTAGTCCATCAAAGTCGTCTCTAGGTCTTAATTTATCAACTGGGACAGCATCAAATGCAATGGTTACTCTGTACTTATCTGCGTGTTGCCACTCTGAGCTTCTATGTTTATCGCCTGCTGATTTGCCTAATACTAATAACCCGTTTTTGCTATCAACTTTTAAAATGTCATGCCCGGGAATATTATATTCTGTATAAGAAGGTATATCCTCAGTGTTTACACAATAAAACCCGTGGTATGCATTGAACTCAGGTTCAAAATGACTATGCCAATCAATCCGTTTTGAATTTTTAAATAGATTTACCCAACATCTAACATAAAGTTGCTCATCAACTAGTGTTGACATTACTTTAGATATGTTGGAATGAAGCTTTTGTAATTCAGTGCAGGGAAAACTAAAAAGATTATATGCTCTATGGTAGTAACTAGTAGGACAACCGTAATCGCCCTCAGCAAGAATTGAGCAATGTATTTTAACTGGGGGGAGTGCAAGATGTTCGGCGATTTCAGAATTCTTAATAGATCCTGCTTCATCCAACGTCTTACCTTTGACCCACTCCGTAATGAGTGATGAACTTGCGATTGCCGAACCGCACCCATACGTTTTAAATTTTGCGTCCTCAATGATACCTTCATTGTTTACCTTTATTTGTAATTTCATGACGTCGCCGCAAGCAGGTGCGCCAACCATACCAGTACCAATATTAGTATCAGTCTTGTCAAAAGATCCGACATTCCTGGGATTTTCATAATGATCAACTACTTTATCGCTGTATGCCATAGCAAGTTCTCTCTCTGTAGATAGTACCGTCTGGTTTTTGAATTTCTCGCCATTCAGTACACGTTTGTGTAGGCTGCACGATTACAGGTTGTTGTTCTATAATAACAGGTGCTGGTTGCGGACGAGTTAGTACATAAGTCACAACTCCGCCAACAATAGCAGGTGCAATCCAATTATTATGTCCACCCTGCCAATGCCCGTGATGTCTAAACCCGTGCCCATGATGCGGACCAGCAAATGCTGTAGCACTAATAGTTAGTAATAGAACAGTTAAAAATCTTTTCATAATATACCCCTTGTAAGTATATAACGTATTTACCGGGTATTTCGTTGACAATTACTTGCCAGATGCTTCTTTACGAGCGTTTTTAACTGCGGTAACATCGTTACGAGTTTCTTTGCACAGTTTGGCAAGTTCTTGTAAATGCTTACGAACGCGAGTACCTGCGGCACCTACTTCTTTGTCGTAAAACTTTTCAAAGTCGCCTTCCATAGCTTCTACGATTTTTGTGAATTCTGAAAATTTATTTTGACTCATGTTATATCCTTTCTTTAATGAGTTTGGCTAACTTCTTAGCCGTTCCTGCAGACAGTGTCCAACCTAGATGTCCATGTCCTGTATGGTAGTACACATTGTCTTTGACTTTGCTTTGACCTACAATGGGCATCATATTTGGTGTCATAGGTCTTAAACAAGCCCACTCATTGTAATCTGCTATCTCAATGTGAGGGAAGTTTGTTTTAACCCAACGCACCAACGGTTCTATTCTGTCTTTACGTATAGTATAGTTATGTCCTGCTAGCTCTGCGGTACCCGCAACTCTGAGTCTGTTACCCAAGGTGCTAGTTACAATTTTGGCTTCGTCGTCTAGCAAGCTGACCTGCGGCATAGCCAAATAATTAATATCGTTAACTGCTGGTATAGTAATACTATATCCCTTAACAGGGTATATAGGTAAATTATCTCCAAACGATCTAGCTATAGATGGGCTATTTACGCCTGCGGCTATGACAGTAATGTCATGCCCATATGTATCTACAAAATATTTTTCATACTCGTAGCTAAACAATACACCATATTTTTCTTGTAAAACTTTAGTAAGCTCTAGACAAAACTTGTGTATGTCACCAGTCCAATCACTAGAAGTATATACTCCGCCAACAATACCTCGCATGTCTCTTAGAGCAGGATCTTGATCATAAACCTGATACGAGTCTAGTATTTCCCATTCACAACCGTAGGCATTATACAACTCTTTAATCTGTTGAGCTTGTATAAAGTAGTTGGAGTTTTTATAAATGTGCAGTATACCATTATATTGTTGATCATAATCTATAGATTCGTCTGAGGCAATCTGCATTAACGCTTGTCGACTTTCAATACCCATACGAATAGTTTCTATAGTATTACGAATATAGTCGTTACTTGCAGTATGATATAGAAACTTAGTTAACCAAATAGCTTTATCAAAATCTAGTTCAGGCCTAATAAGCAAAGGTGCGTCTTTTTGAAACATCCATTTGATGCCTTTACGTACATTAGCCCAAGTAGTCCATACCTCTGAATTGCTTACAGAGATTTGTCCTCCATTAGCGTAACTACATTTTTCAGCTGGCCCGTTTTCTTTTTCGAATACATGAACTTCATGCCCGTCTTTGGCTAAGAAGTATGCTGCGGTTAATCCTGCAATGCCTGCACCTATAACTGCAACCTTCATAGAACTCCTAATTCGTTTTCTAACCATACCTTACAATCATTCCAAGTTCGGTATAGGTGAGCCCGGCCGCCGGCTCTAATCCATTCTTCGTTATTAGATCTTCGATCGTCAATTAAGATGTCTTCAGGGCTTTCACACCGTATCCATTTATCATGACTGTACGGACCAAAGAACACAGGGATATCTGGAAAATATTTTTGTGCCCATTCTACTTTATCATGAAAGCTGTAAGGCATATCGTTATTATGCGGCACTGCGGTTAAGAAAAATAATCCTGTTTTTGGATTTTGTTTTATGTATGTTTGACACCATTCAACAAGATCTCTGGCTCCTTCCTTAAGGTCCAACTTGCTATACATACGTTGATCGTCTTTGAGACGATTCCATTGATTTTCTGGAACCATCTCTCCTTGTTGCCATCCCATTCTAAGATATTTTCTAGCATATCCCATCCAGTCGGCAACTACATCATCCATGTCTAAATATATGTTCATGTTTATATACTACAGGAAATTAGTTAATTTACAAAGATGTTTGGTAAAAATTTATTTAATAATACTTCCTGCACTTACAGGTTGTATTCCTGTAGTTTGATATATGTACTGATCTGCAATTTCTTTATCGGTAGGCGCTTTCATAATAATCGCTTGTTTGTTAATTGCATATTCCTTATCCGGATCAACAGTAACCATATAAGGTGCCATACCTACACCTTTTTGTGTCATAGCTAACATAACGACTTTGGTAAGCACAAATTCCATCATATCTTCGCTGACGAATTTTCCAACAATTTCTTCTCCCGAAGTCAACTTTAAACTAACGATGTCTCCAGAGTCAAATTTTGATTTTTGTAATAGCATGTGTGTCCTTTAGAATGAGCTTTGCGGCTCCATGTTGTTTTGAATGTAGATTTGTAATTCGTTAAATCCGCCAATTAGTTTTTCATCTAAGAAAATTTGTGGCACAGTTCTAGCATTAGGAACTGCTTCTAATAATTCTTCTTTAGTATACCCATCGCCAATTTTACGTTCTTCAAATTCAATATTTTTAGATTTTAATAATGCCTTTGCCTGATCGCAATAAGGGCAGTGATATTTGCTCCATATAACAGCTTTCATTTTTATTTCCTTTATAGTGCAGGTAATTCATCGTAGTTAATAGCATCGCTCATAACGCCGATAACATAGTTAGTTGATTCGTTTTCTTGTAAGGCAGTTTGTTTTTTACTAGTATCGCTGTGCTTGTTGAACCAAGGAATAGGTGTAGTTTTTGGAGCAGCGTTCCAGTACTTTATACCAATAGCTTTAAGTGCATCAGCGGCAGTATAATCAACAAAATCTTTTAAAATATTAGCATTAAGACCAATAACAGGACCTTTTTGGAACAAGTAGTCTGCCCATCCTTTTTCTTCTAAAATAACATCTCGGTAAATTTGAATTACTTCGTCTTGACAATCTTGTGCTGCTTGAGCAAATCGTTGATCTTCTTTGACTACCTGATTAATCAAGAAAGCAGTCCAACCTTTGTGTAGTAATTCATCTTGTAGAATTAGACTAATGATATTACCGTTGCCAATAAAGATTTTATTTTCTACCATAGCAAGACTTGTAGCAAATGAAACCATGAAACGGAATGCTTCTAGTGCATAACTTGCGTGAAGTGCTAGGTAGATTGCTTTAATGTGTGCTGCCTCTATAACTGTTTCTTTTGTTGGGTCAGCTATTTCTTTTAAAGAATTTAATCTGTGCAAGTCATCATAGTAACGACCAACACTTGATGCCATGTCTACAATTTCTTTAGTGTCGTGAATAGTAGCAAACACTTCCTTTGGCACATTGTAGATATTACGAATGATGTGACTGTAACTACGACTGTGAATGTTTGTTTCAAAAAATGTCCAGTTGTAGACCAATGCTTCCAACTCTGGTAGGCTTATGACCGGAGTAAAGATTTGACTAGGGCCGCGACCTTGCAAACTGTCAAGAGCAGTTTGCCTAAGCAGATTACTGGTGAATATATGTTTAACCGCATCTGATGCATCCTTAAAATCTTGTGCATCTTTGGTTAGACTAATTTCTTCTGGAACCCAAAAGAAGCCACGTGCTGTCTTTTCAAAGTCTGCAATCTTGTTGTATTTGACTTCCTCAAATCGTTGAATAGTCACAGGACCAGCTGGATCCAGAAACATCTTACGGCTCAGGTAGTCTGTCTTTGTGTGTAAATTGTATTGTTGTTTGCTCATTAATATTTTCCTGATGCAAGTACTATCTTGCAAATGTGTTCTAATCGTTCGATATGTTCATAGGCACGCCATGGTGTTGTGTCAATAGCAACTACTCCGTGCCCTTTGATGCCTACTATGTCATAGGCAATATTACCGTCTTTATCTAATTGTAACTGCTTATGGCATTGATCCGCAAGCTCTTGACTAATAGGAGCAACATCTCCAACATTAGGTGCTACCTTAGTATAGCGGTTGAGTTCTGGAAATGCCGCACTGACTGTACTCAAATCAATACCGGCATGCATTGCGGCAATACAGTATGTAGGATGAACGTGTACTACTACGCGAACCTCACCTGTATGTTGTCCCATTTCTCGTTGTAAACCAAAATGCAATGGTAGTTCTCCACTGGGCTTTAGGTTGGCACTGATCTCAGTGTATGGTAGTTCTTTACTGGCATGATACAGACGAGGAGGCTGATCATAGTAACCTTTCTCAATGCCAATCTTCTTAAACTGATCAGGCTGTAGAGTTTGTTTACGAACACCGCTAGGTGTAATGTAAAAGTGATCACGGTCGTGGTGACGAATACTTACGTTACCATCACGGCTGGTAATCCAGTTACGCTTATAAGCGTCTACCATAATATCGCAAATAGTTTCTAACATTATAATTTACAACTTTCACAGTCATCATCTACAAATTCAATCTCATGTCCGTTAAAGGGTGCCTCGTGGAATCCGTTTAATTTAGGCTGCTGTTCTTCTACTGCTCTGCTGCCTGCTTTGTTAATTAGGCTGTAATAGAATGTTTTTAAACCCCACAACTGAGCCTGCATTAAATTTTTAGCAATCAATGTTGTAGGAACTTTACGATCAGGGAAGTGTGCAGGATTGTAAAATGTGTTTGTTGAAATACTTTGATCAATGTAAGCTGCTAACACAGCCGCAGTTTTTAAGTAGCCTTGACAATCTTTTTGTTCCCACATTAGTTGATATTTGTTTTTAAGTTTATGATATTCAGGAACAACCTGTGTAAAGGAACCTGCTTTTGATTCTTTAGTAGAAATTAGACTCATGGGTAGCTCAATGCCGTTTGTACTGTTAATAACAACACTGCTTGATTCTACTGGTGCAACAGCCATTAAGGTAGCATTACGGACACCGTATTCTTTCATTTGTTCACGCAGTGGTTCCCAGTCTAACTCTGGAACAAAGCTAGTTAATTCATTTACACCTTTGGCTCGTCTTTCCCACGGGAAGATGCCTCGTCCGTACCAAGTTTTGTCCGAGTCTTTACACTTGCCTCTTTCTTTGGCAAGGTCGACTGTGGCTTCTGTAAGATAGAACGCCTGGTGCTCCATCCACGACTTAACGTCTGCAAGACTATCTGAATCACCATATTTTAATCCTCGTTTAGCATGCCAGTAGGCAAGATTAGTTACACCAATTCCTAACGGCTGTATTTCGTCATTGCTTAACTTACTTTGAATACTTAAGAAATCCTGATAGTCAAGTATGTTACACAGACTGCGCTGAAGAATACGACAAGCCCTACGCATATCCTCAGGATTGCGGAAACTTCCCCAATTGATTGAACCGAGAGTGCAGAGTGCAATACGACCATCAGCGTCATCCAAACGCTTAAAAGACTTAGTAGGAAGAAGAATTTCACAGCAAAGGTTACTCTGATAAATGGTATGGTACTCTGGGTCAAACGGACCTTGGTTCATGACGTTGTCAATGAACACTAGATAGATACGTCCTGTATCAGTACGTTCTTTCAGTATGCCCGACTTGAATACTTCTTCTGCACTCATTGTCTTCTTGCGAAGACCTTTTTGCTTTTCGTACTTAACGTACAATTCTTCAAACAGTTCTGTATTCTTGTAGAAAGCCTCATACAAGTCAGGAACTTCATTAGGATCAAAGAAGGTTATGTCTTCTTTGTTTTTAAATCGTCTCCAGAAGAAACTACTAAGCACAACCCCATAATCCATATGACGGACTCGGGTTTCGTCTGTTCCTTGGTTGTTCTTAAGTACAATAAGATCATCAAACTGATGATGCCAAATAGGATAGAAAACAGTAGCACTTGCATTGCGAATACCTCCTTGCGAACAACTACGTAAATCACCGAACCATTTCTTTAAGAAGGGAATCATGCCGGTGTGCATTATCTCACCTCCCCTAATAGGAGATCCCAACGGGCGTAGGCGTCCAATCTCTAGTCCAATGCCAGCACGTTTGCTAGCATATTTGGCCATCATCTCTCCACTAGCAAATATACTGTCCAAATCATCATCACTGCGAATAAGAACGCAAGAACTGAATTGTTTAGTAGGAGTTCCAAGACCA